TAGATAGGTTTACGTTCTGCGCCGTGATGGCAACCAATGTCCCACCAACCATAACTGATATGTCTGGTAGTGCAAGCGTTGTTTGTGAACCAGAGAATAATGCAGACTGGTCAATATGTGTTGATAAATTTCCACCAACAACCAGATTGCCGCTGCCTAGCAAATCACTTCCATTTATGGTCTTAATGTTGGAACCACTTACTAGTGCAGCTTGGAATGCAGAAGCGTGTTGCCCGTCCAATAAATCGGAGTCCGCGGCCTTGCCCGTAGTGGATAATGGCGTAAACCCAAGGGCGGTCGTGACGTTGCCTGAAGTAATGCCGGTAATGTACCCGCTGGGGTTAGTTGAATTATAAGGAGTATATCCTAGAGCAGTTGTAACGTTACTACTGGTAATCTCGCTTCTAATAGTTGCTGACGATTTATTCTCAACATTTCCTAATCCAACCTGTGTAGCAGTAACACTGTGCGGATTGCTTGTATTACTAGTATGCGCTGAAAGATTAGAAGCAGTAGCATACCCAGCACTAGCGTGATTTCCCCAACCATATGCTGTTTCTGCATGGTCTAATGTCGTTTCAGAAACCAGAGTAACGCGAACCATGATAGTTCCGTTATTAGCACTCGGTGCTGATTCTGCTGATACTAGGAACGCAAGAGGAACTGCATTAGAAGCAGGTTTAGTATAGGTCAATCCACCAGTACCGTCAGTCTTGGCGTAGATTACACCAGTAGTGAATGTACCACTAATAGCTCCGGTATCAACCTCTCGTACTTTACCAAAAGTAGTTACTTTACCATCAGTACCAGCTTCAATAACTTCAGTGGTAACACCAACAATGTATTTAATATCAGTAGTACCATCCCACGGTGCGATAGTAATTCGCCCAGACATGCCAAGAGTACCGGTAGCCATTACAACAACAGCATTACCTATATTAGAGGCCGTGTTATTTCGGCAATGTACTTGTAGCTCTTGCCCTAACTGAAGTGTAGCTCCATCTTGAATGAGGTCTACCGTCTCTTCGTCAGCGTTCCAAGACATTAAGCCCTGTGAACCAGTACCGCCGGATAAGTGTACTGACGCTGCGGTAGCCGCGCCAAGACTAGGAGTCGTGAAAGAAGGAGATGTAGCAAAAACAAGAGCCCCTGTACCTGTCGCTCCAGTAGCGGTTACTCCTTCGGTTGTAATATGCCCAGTAAACGTCGGACTGGTAAACATCGTTGCTTTGGATTCGTTCGTTACATTACCAAGACCAACATCAGAAGCAGTCAGAACAACATCACCAGTACGACCATTAACGGAATCAACACCCCCGGCAGCCGCGATGGATTGCCACGTAGAGCTATGATAAACATACATAAAACCAATAGTGGTATCGAAATAGAGCGCGCCTTCCATTAATGGTTGGCCTTGGTTATCAGTCGTAGGAGGTGTAGCTTTCGCACCAAGGTAACGCTCGTCGAAATGATTATAGATAACCTCAGTGCTATTAAGATACCCAAGGGCTTCTAAAGCACTAGCTGCGGCTTCTCCTGCACTTGTAGCAGCGTCATCTGCGTAACCTTGTGCCGCGAGAATCTCCGCAATATTAGTAGCAACTGTGGTGATATTTGCGCTGTTATTCGCGACGGTAGTGACGTTCCCGTTGATACTCGAGACTGTAAGAATATCATCAGAAATACCCGAGAGGGTTGATACATCAGAAGAAATGCCAGCGACAGTTGTAACGTCAGCCTCAATAGAAGCTACGGTGCTAATATCCGTAGAAACCGCGGCAAGTGCATCAATGTTTGTTAAATCACCAGCGACAGCATCAATGTTCGCGAGGTCGGCATACACCGCGGTGATTTCAGGAACCGCCCCAGCAACTGCGGTAACTTCTGAGCTAATCCCAGCAACAGCATCAATGTTTTCGACATCACCGGCAACTGTGTCGATATTACCAACATGGAGCGAGGTAGTGATTACGCTAGGGAGGGAGCCTGCGACGGCGTTGACACCATTTATAGACGCAGCCACATCAGAAATTTCGTCAATATGCTCAACAACAATTTCTACATCTTCGGCGTACCGGTCAAGATACTCAAGGTTTCCGTCCATTTCTTCAAAAGTCAAAGGCCGGTCTAAATCGCGTCGATATATCAGTGGCATACTACGCCTCCATTATGGTTGGTTATCATATCCCTCAGCCACATAACCGGGCATCGTGTAATACTTTTCGAGATATGTGTGTGTGGTAAATCTATCAGGCTGTTCAGGCCGTGTCCACGGGGGATTTTGCTTATCCGGCCGCGAACGCAGCAAATCTTGTGGTTGGCGTTGCTCCCAATCCTCAGTACATACGCGGAAACCATCCCAGCGCTTACGAAGTTCAGAAGCGTGGAAATACCGCCCGCAAACATCGCAGACGGCTTTCCAATCACCTAAGTGCAAATTATTTTTCGGCGTTTTATGCATGGTACCCACGAATAATGAGTGACCCAGTATCATTGGCGCTTAGGCCATACGTACTAATTAAAAGGTTACCGGTAACTCCCGCCCCTGCATTATTAACAAGGGGGACCCCGCACGACTCGTAAAAATCAATATCGCCTTCGTACTGGTTTAAGACAAATGCTTGCGTATCTGTCGTTGCATCCCAATAAAGGGTAGCGGTAAAATCCGCAAACTGCCAAGAGATATTACGGATTTTAAACTTACTTGGCGCTCCGGTTAGATCTGCGACATCGATAATTTTTAGTTTCGATAGCTCGCTATCGAGGGCACCAGTAATGTCTACTTTAATGACAAAATCTCGTGACCCGTTCATCAAATAAGTTGTTTCGGCTGAACTCGCCATAAAGCACCTCCTACAGGTATTCTACAACGATAGTCCAGCTACCACCAGCAGTTGAAGCGTCTCCGACTTCGGCATACTCTGCTGTGATACGTTGAGCTACTCCGACACGGTTAAACGCAATGCCAGACAAAGATCCTGTCGTAACAGCACCAGTCGTTGTTTTTGCGTCGGCAGTAGCAAAAGATGCTGCCGTACCAGTATCAATAGGAGCATTTTTCAGAGTTACTGTGGCGGAAGTGCCGGCATCAGAAGCAGTACCAAACATGCGGATACCAACAATCATTGCATCGGCAGGAAGCATAAACAGATATTTTGCGGATGTGTTTGTACGGGCAACCGTACCAACTTTACATTGTGTTACGTTACCAATCTTGATTCCCATGACATTTTCTCCTCGTTGGAATGTGCCGCAAGAAGCGGCTTAATGCTATAGCATTAATATAACTAAGATAGCTAGAAAAGTAAAGAGTAATTGCATCAGAAAAACCCCCAGAAGCCGAAACCTCTGGGGGCAAAATCATTTTCTGATTTTTAATACACGTTAAGCACCTGCTGACCCGTAAATACCACGCGGGTCGGTTACACCAAACGAGCAACGGAATGATGCTTTGTACTTTGCGTTCTCGGTGTCGAAATCGTTGTCCATTGCGAACTCGGTATCACGACGCTTGAACATTTTCATACCATCTGGGCAGTTAGTACGGATAAACCATGCGTCTGCATCAGTCAGATAGTGGTTGACGGTTACGCCGTTCTTGAACATACCAGTTGACTTCAGCGCGTTGATAGCGTTGTTAGCAGTGTCATACTGGAGGGTTGATTTCAGAATACGCTCTGCTTCAAACATCAACTCTTTCGGGATGATAAGTTTGTCCGGCATTACACTAATAGCCAGACCGCGGTCATTCTTGAAACCAGCGATGTCAATACATGCTTGCTCCAAAGAAGCCTCGGAAAGGTCAGCAGCAACAGTCGGAACGTTTGAGAAAGAACCGCCAACGAAAGTTGGGTGGTCAGACACGCAAATTGCTTTGCCGTCACCGAAAGTATAGCTGGTGTTGAATGCACGGTTGTAGATGTTAGCCGCAAGAATCTCCATGCCTTGACGCATAGAGAACGCCAGAGCTTTTGCATCGCGCTTGCCCAGAACAGTAAGGTCATACTGATTATCTTCAATAGCCTCACGCGTAACTACAAACCCAAGAGCATAAACTACATGGGTGTAGCGGGAAATAAATGCTTGACGTGCCTCGTCATAGATGATTCCGTCACCCTCAGACTTAACTGAAGGAAGACCAAACCCAGACACGCCAACTTCTTCTTCGTATGCCTTCTTAGAGGTTTCAATATCAAACAGCTTTGAATACTCTTCTGGCCACTCTTTGTATGTCTCCCCGAACCATTTATTGATTCCGGGCCACAACGCTTTCGCGAAACTACCAGTGTTAATAACGCCCATTGTTATGCCTCCTTATACACCAGTCGTCGCGTTGACGTACTGTGCTTTGTTCAGTTTTACAAGAATTTTTGCGTAGCTACCAATTTCATTGTCAATGCCTTGCTTTACGCCAACAATTTGTACATCAAGAGTTGAGGTAGTGTTAGCAGTAGAGCTATCCAGCATAGTTTTGCCGTTTCCGGTAGTGGTATCTACGGTGCCAAGAACGAGGTTAGCGTTCAGACCGATAGAAGTAGCAGCCAGAGCGCCACCGACAGAGTCTTCCTGAACTTCAAAAAGACACTCTGGGTCAGTTACGCAATAGATGTACATAGCGGTTGAAGCCTTGCGGTAATTAAGCGTTAAGTCGGTCGGAACTGGTTGGACGCCAATCATGACGCCAACAATAACATCCGTCCCCGGAGTAGTACAACGGGTTACGGTCGCAACGCCATTAGCGTCTGCGGAACCCGCCAACTTAACAGGGTCGCCAAGACCGATAGCAGTGCTATCAGTCGAAGGTACATAAAATTTAGTTACTTGGAAATTCGGACAGCAGCCAGTAATTTTCTTAGCTGGGCGCAAACCGAAAGGGGTGCTTGTATTAGCCATTGTTGTCTCCTTAGGAATTTGTCAATCCTTCTCCATATTGGTTTTGTTTTTTGTCTGGTTTCATAGCGGATTCAGTTGAGTCAATCTGCTTTTGCTTGTTCTGCTGGTCTTCGTCGTACCAATCTTTCTTAATGCGCATTAAATAGCCGGTCATTCCTCCGCCGACTGGTTTGGAGACCTTCGCCCCCATTTTTGATGCGTCTGCGACGCGGGCATCCCCGAGACTACTCTCGGATTCTACAAACTCGTACCCTGCGGCTTCGGCTCGTTTCACTCGGTCATCCACGTCATTAATAACGCGGTATACATAACCTTCTTCGAGGTTATTAAACGAAAGACGAGCCCGGTTGCCTAACGGTACACGTGTTGCTTTACTGCGGTCTGGTCGATTAGTAGCGCGCTCTGCACTCATTTGTAATCTCCTATCACTTCCAATCCTTGGAAGTATTCGTCATGTGACATAATTTTATGTTGTTTGACATAAGCATTGTACGCAGCTTTTTGCTCGCTTGTCAATCTATTTACATCATATTTCGCGGGTTTATGAGCGACTGCCCCACTTTCGACTGGACTTGCCGGTGCGATAGGTTTACGAACAGGCTGCTCAAATTTTTCAGGGAATGCTTTTTTCACTGCCGCAAGAGTCTTATCCAGACTAGCCGCAATGTCATTCGGGTTAGCTTTGAGATAGTTCTCGTTGAACGCAACTGCGAAGGATCGCATATCAGAATCATTATTAAACCACGGATTCTCTGCAACCCAATCAACGATTTCAGGAGCGACGGTATTTGCTGGCTGCGCAGCCATTTGTTGCTGTTGATACGCAATCTCTGCGTCAATCGCATCTACTCTGTCAGCATCCCCAAGCTCAATAGCCTCCCGGCGTTCTACTTTTAAATTTTTGACCGCCTTATCAACCGCGGCTGCGACTGATTTATGGTAATGTGTAGCCATTGATTCAACAGTTCGCTGGAGTCTTTTAATCTCCTGCCGCTGCTGGCTCATCTTGTCAAAAAATGGTTTCCGCCGTAGAAATTCTTCAGCGTCTACCCAATCACCGTCTCCTGCGTACTCTTCTTTCGGGCGCCACCCTTTCGCGCGGGCTGAGTCTTCGGCGGTGTTTCCTCCGGTACTATCTCCGCCAGCAATACTTTCGTCTGGGGTTTCTGTGGGTTGCTCGAGGACTTCTCCTCCAATTTCGATGTCTGCTCCTCCTGCGGGAGCGATTTCTTCGGGTTGCATACGGCCTCCTTAAAGCCTAGTCTATTTTGGTAATAATGGGCTACACCCATACTATCCTCTTTCTATGACTGCGGTAACATCTTCGTCATTTAATAATCTAAATCGCTCTTTTGTGTCGGGGTCTTCGATAACAAACCCGCCGTATTTTGCAAATGCAACAAGGTCGCCAACTTTCGCCCACGGTTGGCCATCATCAAAAGCGCGCCATGCGGTCGGGCCTACAGCGACAATTTCACCGAATACGTTTGCTTCTGCTTGTCGTTCGGAAATCGCGTCTGGGATAATAATCCCCGCTGCCGTTACTGTCTCTGCCTCTTGTACTTTTACAAGAACTCGGTGTCCTGCCGGACGAATCATACTTTCCTCCTAAAAATGTTTGAGTGTGTGAAATTACTTCTTCTTCCCGCCTTTTCCTTTACCGCAACCCATTGGAAGCCTCCTTTCCCCCTCTATATCCGTCGAGGAGAATTTTGCATCTATATAACTCCAAGAAATCAGTACGTATTGCCTCAAGTTGCTGCTGTATCGTTGCGTTTTTTGGTAACGCCTGTGTTACTAACACTGCTCCGCAAGCTGGGGGTTCGGGGCAACTGGACACCGGTACAAGCACTTGCTTGGTACAACCGAACAGGGTCATAACTGACATAATGATAACTATCGTTCTCATTAACCCCCCATATTGGATACAATAGTATCCATTGTGCGCTTCACCATCTCTTCACAGGAACCAGTTAGGGGTGGTAATACTTGGCGTTGTTTTTCAAGTTTCGCCGCTTTCGCCACTGCTGCGTCAAGTCGCTTTTTATTATACACATAATCGAGTCTGGCCTTTTCGATAGCGGCGTTTTGCACTACTACACTCGATTCGAGGTCTGCGTTTTTAACCTTTAATAAAGCTATTTCTACTTTATACGAATTACACAGAATGTAAACCCATAGTAGACATACCATGCTTAAAATGAAACAAATGAGCAAGATCCATTGCATAAATTTGTTATCAAGCGTCGTATTTATCAACTTCAGGGTTTGTAGGAACATATCGTTTACTCCACGCGTCAATCGCAAAAATACCACCGGTAAGCATTATCCAGTCAGTACCACTGACTTTGTCTTCCCAAAGAAACCAACATGCGACAAGCCATGCGACATATTTCTTTGCTACGAACGTGAGGATGAGTCGATTAATTCTTTTACCAAATCCCATTTATCCCAACCTTCTTGGCGCCATTCACACCAGTCATCCCACGGGCTTACTATTTTACTATGGTGGATACAAAAATTATTACCTTTCCGGAACTTCGGGCACTTCTTACAGACTTTTGCAGTACTCATGTATCACCTTTACAGTACGTTTTTTGAGTCGGGTGTACAATTATTGTTCCACCATTTCGATACATCGAAGTTTGGGCACGTCTTGCCGTTTGCTGCGACTTGGTAATGCCCCTCTATTTTTGCAAGCGGAAACTCGCCCGCTAAACGACGAACGAGGAGCGCGAGGGATTCCCATTGAGCTCGGGTGAACTTATTCATTCCTATTAGGCATACACCGAGGCTGAATCTATTGTGCCCCTCTGCATGCGCTCCTATTTCATCGGGGTGTCGGCCGGCTTCAATAAACCCGTCTATGTCTATCACCCAGTGATAGCCAATTTTTGCCCACCCACGCTCTTTATGCCACTTATCAATATCCGAAGCATGAAATACTTTCCCGTTGGGTGTATCTGCGCAGTGGATTATGATTTCGTTTATCTCTCTCACAGAATCCTCATAATATACGCAAGTGCGTAATACGGAGGTAAGTTAGCGTTTGTTCCTGCGGAACCAGTAGTATTAACAGAAATCCCGGTCTGGGAAACTTCGGCATAACCTTTATTCCCGCTCCCACCTTCACCGCCCCAGAGAACACCAGAGGATACATCATTAATACTAATCCGAACCGCGTTAGAAGATACGTTGTGGGCGTGGCCACTATCGGTGATACTATGGTTGTGGCTTACAACAATCGCATTAGCAGAACCGCCTGTCGCGGCGACTGAATACGTACTACCCGCTCCAACAACAAAACGATTCCGCAAATCTGGAGTACCATTTGTACCATCGCAGATAGCCCACCCAGTAGGAATATTAACAATAGCACCGTACCACATAATAATGCCGCCGCGCGGTACAAGCGCAAAGCCAGAATAACACTTGTCATCAGTCACAGCGCCATCGTGGAGTTTCGATGTAATAACCGCGCCATCGTGGAGTTTCGATGTAATAACCGCGCCATCATTAAGTTTATCGGCGGTAACGCTTCCATCTTGGACTTTATACGCCAGTTCTTGTGGGAGCAAGTCTTTCGTCAGAGTATATCCATCTTTGTTAATAATAGGCATTTAATCCTCCTCGCTACCCAAGGGACTCGGGGTTGCGATTAAAGTCAGCGCGTAAATTTGCCCCAACACTGTTGAGGTTTGGAGTGCTGTCGCCTCCGCTGAGTTTAGATTCAAGGTCGAGCCCTTCGTTAGACTGGTCTGGCAACTGTGGAGGTGTGCTTCCACCCATCTTAGGAACTCCTTGGTCTCCGGTAGGTCCTTCCACATTCGTAGTTGGTGCTTGCCCAGTTGGAGTTGCAGGTTGTCGTTGCTCATTTGCGCGATTCTGCCTTTCTTCAAAAGTTAAGTGACTAATCACTCTCTGCGTATCTGCGGTGTACTGGTCAATCTGTGACCCGGCTTCTTTCGCTTCGGCGTCGGCGATATTCTTAATACACTCAGTTTTTATTTTCTCTACTTCAGCAGCAGTTTTCATCATTTCTCGCTGCTCTTTCATAAATTGCAACTGTAACGTAGCTTCAATCGCCTTTGTCTCGGCTTGAACTTTGAGCATATCCGGTGATGGAGGTGGTGGTTTAATCTCTTGAGGAGGCATAACCTTTTGGAGTTCTTCCGGAGTCAGACCAACTGCCTCGTAATATTGACGGAGGATTTCGACTTTGCCCGTCATCGTTGGGTTCATCTGTAGGGTCTGCATCAAAGCGTTTGCCCGAGCTAACGCCACCGTCTGGGAACTATTCGCAGGGTCTGTTACCGGGACAAACTCCACATCTTTCGGGTTATACTGCTGAGGTGTAACAGTACGGGCCTCACCTCCAGCCATAAATGATTGGCCATTCTCTGGAAGATGAATAAAATTAAGTGCTTGGAGTTTTTTAAGCTCATAGTGTAATGACCGATGGATCCGTTTATAGATAGAAGTAAAAACTTTTAACCCTTGCTCAACCATCGCCAAGGTTGTTGTCGCTGGGACGTTTTGCCCCGGGCTGTCACCTGTCATAACATCGGTAACCGAGGCAATTTTCATCGCCATATCATTCAGGAGCCCAAGGAGTTGGAATAAGACTGGAGATGGGTCGCGAACTGGTAACGGGAAGATATTATCCTTCAACGCTCCGCCCATTGCTTCAACCATTTTCCATTCGCCTGGTTGGAACCGAGCGTTACCTTGCGTTACTCGAACCGTTTTGCTGATATAACCGCTTTGGAGGTTTGACAGCGCCCCTGCATCAAGCATTTGATTGAACAGGGTATTTACAGAATGATTGAGCGCTCCGAGCAGATGTGCGAATCCAAGGTCATAAAATTTGCCTTCAGGGTTAGGAATAAAAGAATACTTTGTGAAATAACTATACCCAGTAATTTTAGCTACTTCTTTGCCGTCATCGGCCGGGATAATTTCTTCAAACCGTGGGACAACCCGGCATAAAGTCTGTGAATCGCGATGCAATGTGACGATGTAGGGCTCTTCGTACCCATCTTTGTCGAGGTCGAACCAACAATGCTGCTCCAAGAATGACTCCGTGTCGTGGTCATTCGTCGATTTCATTTTTTCTGCGACGTTCTTAACAAACACGCCGCTACGCTCACGCTCGATAACATCATTGCGGCTTAATTCAATTTCGTGTGTTACACGCCGCGCGGTTTCAAGACTTCGACTATCATTATTGACTACAACTTTGAGCGGGCTGACGATATAGCTACAGTTGCGCTGGAGTGAGTCGTCATAATAGGTTTTGCGGAAATAAGTACCCACGATTGGGAGTGCGTGGAGAAGTTTATCCGTTTCAGCTTCCCATTCTTCCATCTCTTCGAGGAGTTGCCAACTCATGTGCTTCACGAGGTCATTCGCCGCCATCGCAAGTTGTCCTGATGGGTCGGGTCTTTTAACCTTTACTTTAACAATTTCCGGTCCGGCTATAATATTAGGATACGCACGTGCCGCGAATTGAGTTGCTGCTACTGTAATAAGAGGATATTTAACATTAGCCGCGCCGACCCAAGGATATGTCTTCTCCTGTGTAACTTGGTTGACTAATTCAAAGCCATCAACCGCTGCATCGTACCACTGTTTGCGCGATTGAGTATCTGTGTCGTACCCATTCAGCACACGCTCAATAATATCAGCACGTTGGTCATCTGAAAACTTATCAACAACGTTTAATTCCCCGGAAATGGAGAATAAATATTCGACGTTATCTCTTTTCGGCATTAATATCCTCCAATTGTCGACCTACCACGTGATTCTTCTTGAGTGTAATACATATCCTCATCATCGTCAAGGATTTCCGTTCCATCTGGAGACGTACGTATTTGACTTGCTTGTAGAAAAACGCGGGTGCAGAGGTACTGCAACGCATCATGAATATGTGAATATTTATTCTTTATCGCTTCTTCTGCGTAGAGCCCCGGCATATTCGCTATTTCTCTATATGCGTAACCACCCTCGAACCCTTCCGCCAGCACAGGGCACCCATACTCACTCACTTTAAACGCCGGCTGTCCATTATATATTTTATTCAACCGCCCTGCGACGGACTCGCGTCGGACTTTCCATGTCTGTATCCCATCTTCCGGCCATATATCCTGCCCCATTTCGCGGGATTTTATGACCATATAGTCCCGCGCTGACATTTTGCTTGTGTCGCGTATCCGCCCTGCGGGGTCGCATATGTCTCTGAACGTACAACCCGCCGGTAAGAACTGGTTTGTCCACATAACGACGCCTTCAACTGCCTCCATTATGCCACAGTCTTCAAAACAGAACTCTTTGAACACCCGTAGCTGCCCGCCGTTGGTAATATACGCCAAAACACACGCCGGTGAGAGTCCTGTGTTATCCCATCCCCGGAATATAAGGGTCTTTTTCGTCGGGATAAGGTCTTCTTGGAGGATATGCCAGTGCCGGTTAAACTCAGGATATATCCTTTTCCCTATGATGCTATTGAACGAGCACTCATATTCGCGCTCGAACTCTTCTTCTGTCATCGTCCGTTTGGCATCCCGCAACTCTGCCGGGTCAACAATCCCTGTTTCTGACGCCGGGGCGACAAGTGAGTACCACCCTTCTTCCGTCCCTGCCTGCTGTGCGGTCTGGAGCACATCATAAAAATGGTTTTTCCCGTTCGGCGTTCCACTGAAGACACACCAACCTTTACGGTCCGACAACGCCGGTCTAATAATAGAAGAAAATAACACCGGATCAATCTGCGCGTATTCGTCAAGGACGCAGCCATCTAAATAAATCCCCCGGAGGCTGTCGGGGTTATCCGCACCGTAGAGGCGTATCTGCGCCCCGTTCGGCAATTCAACTTTCAATTCACTTTCGCTGAACACTCTCCCCGGTATCGGGTCGCAATAATACTTTAAATAGTCCCACGCGAGTGTCTTCGCTTGTTTCAAAAAGGGTGCGATGTACGCATATCTTGGTCGTAACTGCCCGTTCTGCATCGCCCGCTTAATCAGTTGGTTCAGCAACAAGACGGTTTTACCCGCCCGCCGGTGGAGGACGATAACAGACCACCGATGCGCATCGAGGTTCTTATGGATAACTCCCTGAAGCTGCCGTGGGGCGTAAGGAATTACTATAGGGGTAATATTTGTCTGCGTTTGGCTCATGTTTGTATTGCCACCGTGCCGCTACCATCCTGCCATTGAATAACTAACTGGGTCTTTTGCTGGCTTTGCCCTTGCGCGGAGCTTTCTGGTTTCGGCTCGTACCCCGCCCACTTCACAATGCTCTTAATGGCGTCGAGTTTTACACTGGGGGCAGCGGTCTCACTATTTATTATATCATGTACGTTCTCAAGATACATTTCTGCCTGCATCTTCGCTTTCGTTTTGAAGGTAATACCTTCTTCGCGGAGGACTGCCTGCTTTTCCGAGACTTCTTTGCGGAACGTAGGATTTAAATAAATAGACTGTAACGCCGGTTCAGAGAGATTGTACTTCGCACGGATAACATCATCAGACTCACCAAAGGCTACATCAAATGATAACTTGGCGGGCCACGGTCCGATTAACGCAGGGGCAAGACTTGGTTCTGGAGTCGGTTCCTCCACCTCAGCCAGACCTGCTAATAGGTCATCTAATTCATGGGTAGGGTTCATACTATAAAGATGGGCTAAAGAGATAAAAATGTCAAGGGTTTTTCGCTCATAAAGAGTTTTATGAAAATGGGGGAGTTTATAAAACAAAAAAATTTTAGAGAAATGCGTGATGGAAATAGACACTAAAAAATTTTAGAGAAATGCGTGGGAAAAATACACTAAAAAATTTTAGAGAAATAGAAGGGAAAAGTACTCCGGGGATTTGGAGGCACTTGGCCACCACCGACGAACGCACACAAGGGGGCCCTACCCACCCCATTGGTAGAGTACTCCCCTCCTTAACTACACCACTGAACACTACAACACTACACCACTGAACACTACACCACTGAACACTACACCACTGAACACTACACCACTGAACACTACGCCACTGAACACTACACCGCTACGCTACCACGCAAGTAACCATGCAAGACACCATGCAAGACACCATGCAAGACAACAATAAAACATTTCACCGAA